TCACAGCGTGTATGTCCTCTCCTCACCAGACGCCCAGCCAGTCTGATCTGTAACCACGTGGGCATCAGACCAGACCACACCATCGTCCGAGTACTGCAGTACCCACGCCTTGGGCGTTCTAGTGGTCCATGCACCGCCGCCCAACACCTGAACCGAGTAGCTAGCCAACTCAACAGCGGCAGGCATTTCATAACTGAGCCAAATAGGCAGCGGGGTGCCGTTCTGCGATACAAACCGTGTCGACGTTTCGCCGTCGAATGCTGCGGCGGGCAGGTAAGGTGCGCCGGCCGTTGAACTTGCCGCCGCAGTGCCACCTACGGCCATGTTCGTGTCAGATGCGTCCAACAGCTTTAGCTCGGCTATGGCCACGTAATAATCTGCCGCCCCGTTGTTCTCTGTCACATACAAGCGCCAGAACTGATGCGCGCCGACGCCTGCAGGCGGGGCAAGAGCGACGCGGTGGGTGTGGCGCTGGGGGCTTTCAAGGCCGTCTCGTACCGCCCACAGCTCAACATCGACCTCGACGCCCTGGTACTCGGTCGATAGCGTCAGCTCTGTGCCGGCAACGCCGGATGCAGAGTCCAGCACCGTTGCCGTGTCCGCCAGCAGCATTCGCGCGCTGTAGGTTGTTCCAGGCTCCGGCCCAACAGTGCCAAACGCGGTATCGATCAGTTGATCTGCCTGCATCAGCCGGTCTCTGTGCGCCCAGCTCAGCACCAGCTCGCTGCCGCTCTCGACTGGGTATGCCTCGCCGTTGATCAGGAACTGGCCCGGCGGATAAGGTCGTCCCTGGCGCGCCTGCAGGGTCTGTGTGAGCGTGCCGGCCAGCTCTGGGGCCAGGCGGCCGCTTGATGTGTTGGTCAGCAGCTGCGCCTGCATCGTCGTGCCCAGGGAATAGGCGGTTTCGTCGAGGCCGGTCCAGTCCTCATAGAACCAGATCCGGGTGCCGGCAGCATGGTCAGCGGGTACCGTGTCAACGCAGCCGCGCGCGATGGTGACTGCACCCGTCTCCGGGTCGATGGCGTCGATGCGCACAATCTCCTCGCCCAGCAGCGCAGCAGTACCGGTTACGACGTCGTCCAGGCGGGTGGCGCTGTTGAGGGTGATCTCAGTAGCCAGCTTGTTGATCGCCGCTGCGAGCACGCCGGAGGGGCACCAATCTGCGATGCCCTGGTTGATGAACTCCCCGCTGGCACCAACGCGGGTGGTCAAGCTGTAGTTGAGAGACATCATCGACGGCGCGCTGGCCAGGCTGCCGAGGTAGGCGGCGGACACATCGATCAACTGCAGGTTGGCCGGGTCCACACGCTGAACCAGGTCGCGCCAGGTGGCCTCCATCAGTTGACTGATGACAACGGGTTGCGGCGTGCGATCGGGCGGCTGCCAACCTGCCGGCGGCACGCCAACAAAGGAAGTGCTGGGCAGGCCGAACAGATCCTGCACCACGGTGACGGTAATACGGCCATTGGTGAGCAGCCCGTCCTCAATCTTGCCCACACGCACAACCACCTGCTCGATGCCACGGCGTAGTGAGCGGATGCGGATCGGGTCGCCCAGGTTCAGATCGCGGCCGCGACGGTCGAGTACGACCTTGAAGCGGCGCAGCCCCCCGGTTTCAATGCGCATGTCGCGCTCCAACAACCGGCCAGCAATCTCGGCTGTAGGCGCGCCCAGGTAGTCGACCGTTTTAGGGGCGCGCTTGCCACGCGCCGATATGGCGGCGTTGACGCCGCGTACGGTCTTCTTTTCACCATCTATCGCATCAATGTAATTGACCACCATCGCCGACGGCATGTCGTCGACCGATGGAGCTTCATTCTCCAGCTCTTCGAGCAGCCCGCTGTCCTCATCAAACAGTGGCAGCTCGGCAGGGTCGTAGTCATCCCGTAACAGGCGGATGCTGCACAGCCCGGTTGTGCGGTGGTTAAACACCTCGGCGCCAACGTGCGCCTCAATAACATCCGTGAACGCCTTGAAGGTATCGCCCCGGTGCCACTCGATGCACAGCCCAAGCCCCTCGGCATAGCAGGTATCGGCAGCCGCTCGCCAGGCCGCATCGTCCATGATTGACCGGCTCCAACCTCGGAACAGCCGGCTAGTGCGGATCTGATACAGGATATGCACCGGGTTCATGGCCTTGATCTCGCCATCGGCCAGCCAGATGAACTGCTTTTCCGGGTACCAGGGCGCCTCCTGGCCCCACAGCCGGTTGCCGCCTCGGCGCAGCACCTCCCATGGCTTGGGGTACGGGTTGCCTGTCGTAATCAGGCCACTATAAAAAGCCGAGGTGAACCCTCTGAAGGCGGGCGCCACACCGCCCAGCATTGCGGCTAGCTTGGGCAGGACGCCCTGGGTTTCTTCGCCGAACATCACATCCATCCGGCCCTGCAGGCCGCCTTCACCTTCATCGCCACCGAACAGCTCCGGCGCGTCGATAAAGATCTGGCCGTTATCGGTAATTGAGCCGCGCCACGCCTGCTTGTCGCTCGCGCGGATCTCTACCAGTTCATCAAGCGGCAGTCCCAGCCCCATGTGAATGTCGAAGTAGTACCGGGTAACCCGCGGCTTGCTGCTACTGCTGCCCATGGAGTGCCTCCGCGTGTTCCACCAGGTGCAAAGCCAACGCGTCGCCGGTTGCGCGCAATTGCTCGCTGTCGATGCCTGAACGGAGAAAGGCCAGCCAGTCCAGCCCATGGCGTGCGAAGAACACCCGGCTCTGGCTATGGCAGTAGCCTTGGCGGCCGTTCCAGGTAGGTACCGAGTGCAGGTGGTCGATAGTGATGATCACTTTTTGCCCCCGCCAATCTTCACTCGCCGCGTGCGGTAGTTACCGACTGTCAGGCACATCCAGCTTTTGCTCCAGCACTGACCGAACACGGCCGTTTTTGGCTCACCCTCTTCAAACAGGGGGAAGTCAAAGTCCTCAAATGCCGCCGGCTTCTGCTGCGGCGGTTTGGGCGCGAGCGCAACCGATAGGACGTAGGACGCAACCATAATTGCGATTTGGACCCACATAGCAGTACTCCTTACCAGACGGCGTTGCCATCGAATGGACTGCGGCGCTCCAGATCAGGAATGCCGCGAAACCGGTCACTGTTTGCATACTTATCGGTGCAGGTGCCGAACAGAAAGTCGCAGCCAGGCAGCACTCGCAGTCGCAGTGTTGCCGATGCCGGAATACCGGCGGTGCCGCCCAGCAACCGCAACTCGGTACCCACATGCCGATCGATGTGCCGGCGGTCGTACTCCCCTGAGCCAATCGGCCACTCAACCCACCCGGCCATAAACCAGCCGTCCGGGTACCCGGCAGCCGCAGCGCACTGAACAGCCGCCCCATCCATGGACTGAATGGTCATCGAAACCCGGTGGGCGGTCAGATCCACGCCGCAGCGCTCGTCACCCAGGGTTGCCGTGCAAAACTGGGAATACGCATCATCCAGGCCAGGCTGGCCCATCTCGGCATCACGGCTGACGCAAGTAATGCGGCAACGATCCAGCGCTGGCCAGTTCACAGACTGGATGCGCCCGGCCCACCTCAAACGGGGGTCGTTGTCGCCGTAGTGCATGTCAAATACAGTCAGTTCTATCTGATCGCTTGGGCAGCCTGTGCGCCACGGCTGCGCGACCTCAATGTCTGCCGGCGCAGTCACAACGAACTTGTCAGCAGTAGCATCGCCAGTGAACTTGGCACCGGCATCGGTCACGCCGCCGCTGAGCGAGCGATAGACCTCCGAGCCAACTGTGATATCGCGGTCTGCGCTGCAGTACAGCCAGCGCAGCACGCCTCGGCTGAATCGATACAGGGCCACAGGCTGGGCGGCATCAATAGACTGTTCGTAGCTATTGAAGGTCATCGTCGCGCACCCCTCTGAATGTCACCTGTGCAGCGGCGGCACCCTCGCTGTCGGTTATGTGATCTAGCGTCACTCGGTCAGCGCTGCCTCGTGACAACACCAGCCAGCAGACGCGAGCGATCGCCGAAGGGGCCACGGTAACGCCCAGCGCCGAGTCAATGGCGAGTCGCTCGACCTCTGCATCAATCTCGCTGGCACCGGTGATGCGGCGATATAGCACCTGGCCATCTACCAGCTCGATGCGGATATCCCGCCGTCCCACGCGCTGCAGACCAAACCGGCTGTAACCTACGTTGGCAACGTCGATGGTCAGCGAGGTATCGGTCGTTGCTGCAACAACGGTCAGGTCATCGGCGTGGGTCGGTACCCATACCGCCCGCTGCCGGCCGCGCAGGTAGTAGAGCAGCGAGCGCAGCCAGGCGCGCTCGGCGCGCCCTAGATCCACCCAGCGCCAGTCGGTGATTGGCATCGCGCGTCCGGCGACGTCGGTTACCAGCGGCAGAGCGGTACGGCTGTCCAGTGTCAGCAGCAGGCGCTCAAACTGATGCGTCAGATCCTCGGTCTCGTCCGGCCGCAGCTCAAGCACCGGCCAGCCCCGGTAGGCCGGCAACTCCGCGACGTCGAGCGCTGGCCAGTCACATGCCTCCATCACTTGAAACGTCACGTCCGCCTGCATCAGTTGGTCAGTCAAGCGCACCAGGTCAGGCTGCTGCATCAACTGGGCTGTGCGAACAGGATAAAGCCGGGTGCCCACCGGCCAGGCCTGCAGGGTTGGTCGCTTCAGGGTGAGCCCGCCAGCGTCTACTGAATCAATCTCCACCACCTCAGAATGAAACGCCGTTTCAGCGCGCAGCATCGCCAGGCCACCCGCGCGAAAATCCAGATATTCAGTAGCGCAGGGAATACTCAGCGACTCTGCCGGCACATCTACGCCCAGCCGTTGGATATCCGGCCAGATGGGCAGCGCCCAGATCCTGCTGCCCCAGCCAAACAGCGCCAGGTCCAGCAGCTGGCGCTCGCGGCCTTCCACGTACATAGGCGCGCTCAGTTCACGGCGCGGGGCCGTGCGCAGCGCGCGGCGCTGCTCGGCCTGGCTTTCTGATGCCAGCACATCGGTCAGCCACTCCAGCTGCTCCTGCACCCCCTGACCCCAATCAGGTGCAAACGCCCAGGCAATGATGCGGTTGGCGGTGATACGCAGGCCGGGCTGCTCTCCGTTGGCAAATACCCAGCTCAGCAGCGTGTCGAGCACTGGCTGCCCATCTGGGGTGACTGATACTTGGTATTCGCGCTCCTGCAGGGCGGTGAACAGCAGCGGCGGTGCGGGCTGACCGGAGACGTCCAGCCCCTCGTCCAGCCCGCCGATTTCGCTCAGCGACTGCGGTACCAGGTGCGCGTTCCAGATGAAAACCGACATGGTCTGGGTGGATGCTACGTTGCCTAGGTCCAGCTGCTGCGGGCTGCTGTGAACGCGGTGGTAATAGTCGTCCGAGAAACGGCGCTGTAGCTGGCCACCAAGCACCCTCTGCTGCGGCGCGCTAACCGGCAGTTGACGGGTGAGCGGCTGGGCAGGCCGGCGCTGCATGGCCGACTCGGCCGGCGGCCAGCCGACGATAGCATCGGGGTCCAGGCTGTCCACATCCCCGCTGATATAGGGATTGTCTGAGAGCGCCAGACCTTGAGGAACCCATCCAGTCAGCAGCATGTCATGGCCCGTCGTATCTGATGGCCATACCGAATGCACCGGTGTGCGCCTCGTTGGTTACCGAGGTCACGCCGGGCACCCGGCGATAAAACGGGTAAACGCGCCATTGCTCGCCGCCCATCGCGATGATCTGGCCGGCCTCCAGATTGTCGACGCGCACGTAGCGGGCATGCGCCAGGTCTGCAACCTTCGATACCTTGCTCTCTGCTCTGACCAGCACTGGCTGGATCGGTAGCAGCGCTGCCTGCTGATTCCAGCCAACGCTGCGCACCAGGAGTGGGCTAAGGGGCACGTTCGCGTGAATCGTGTTGATGAGGCTGTGAGAGTTGCTGTTGGCGCTGGGCCACGGCCAAAGGTTGCCGTCAAAGCCTGTGCAAACGGCATTATTCTGGCTGTCTGCACTCTGGCTGCCACCGCTTCCACTACCGTTTCCGTTCCACAACAGGCCTGCAGAGGTCTGGGAGTCAGAAGTATCATCTGTGCCGCGTGTCCCGCCCCCACCTAGAGCGCTGATTCTGATGCCTGCATTGTTAGGCCCACGCAAACGCCGACTGATTGCCGATAGCCACAGCCCTGACCCTGGCAGGTCGAGTGTTGACACCCCAAACGCGCACCATAGGTAGTAGTCCACGCTGTAGCGCACGACGAAATACACCTCGTCCGGGTCGGAGTGGATATGCACGTAATAATCGACGGGCCAAACCACCTGGTTGAGCAACCGGCTGGGGCAGCCGAGGCGCGGCATCTGGGGGGATGGGTCAGTCAATACCGCGGCGGCTTGGCCGGTGCCGCCCTGCAGCAAAATACCTTCACCCTCCGAAAACGTCTCCGGGCTGCGCACCCATAGCTTCACGAATGCCGTGCCTTTGCTCAGGATGCCGTCATTCCACGCCCAGCCCTCGTCGGTACAAGCGGACACCAAGGCACTCAAAAGGTCGCCCCATGAGGCTGCGCTGCCGTTCACGTAAGCCATTAGCTATCCATCCTCAATGCGACGTAGTCGTTGAACCCGGTGCGCCAGGCGTCCTGCAGCACCACCCATGTCTCGCCGCCAATCACGAGAGTGTTTTCGGTTGCGTTGTCGAATCCGGTGATGTGGGCAACGCCATCCAGCTCACCCAAATCGCCCAGGGTGTCCGAACTCAGGGCGATGTTGTTCAGCGCATAGTTGTCATTGGAATCGCGCTCTTGCGTGGTTGCGCCGGCCAACCACGGGTTTGCATACGGCCAGCAGTCGGGCTGGTGCCACACGCCATCGTTGAACAGCACCCGCATGTTGGCTCCACCTCTGAACGGCATCGAATGACCGGTATCAGAAAACCGGGTCGCCGGGGTGCCGTTCAGCATGCCGCCTACCGCCAGTGGATAGGGGTACTGGCTCGGCCTGGCATAGGGTAAGTACTTGCCGGCATAGCCCAGCTCATAAACCGGCGTCCCCACCTTCATGCCCAGCACAATGCGTTGCGGGTTTAGGGTCAGCCAGTAGTCAACACGCTGGTTGTGGCAGGGAATGCCAGAGAGCATCGCCCCCGGCTGGCTATCAAACGGGTTACCCGGCACGTAGCCGGTGAAGCCGGCCGCGCACAGGTTGTAGTAGTCAGCGGCTGCATTCTGGTAGGTACGAAACCCGACGAATATCTCCTCTTCGCCGCTGTAGCCAGCACCCTTGAGAATAAGCTCGCGGTTATCCGGCGCGGTGTCGTAGCGCAGCACCGTCCAGCCGTTGTCTGCAGCAAAGTCGCGGATCTGCTCCAGCATCGCGTAGTGCGCAAGCTGGCTGGTGTTATCGACGTATCCGATATCGTGTGGCATTTAAAGCTCCAGTAGCTGGCGAATGGTGGCCTTGTCTTCCTGCACGACGCTGAGGAACTTCTCGCGGCCCTGACGGCTCCACGCGCCATTGACGATGAACTGTTCCGGCACCCCGACGAATACGTCGACGTTGTTCTGCAGCTGCGTGCCCTCGGCTCGGCCTGTCTCGGCAAGCTGGCCCGCGTTCATGACGGGCGACGGCATGGCAGGCGCCGGCACTCCGGCCAAGCCGCCGGTAGCCTGGCCGACCGCAAAGTGGTCATGTAGCGCTGCCCAGCCTCGGGCGTTGATGTCCTCCAGCAGCGGCAGCATGCCGGGCTGGTTCACCACGGCAGCGCGGGTAACAAACTCTTCATTTGAGAGCCAGGTAGCGATGCTGTCGCTGGTGCCGGTACCGGGGCCGAGCACCTGGCCACCGGCCGCCCGCATCTTGCCGGCCTTAACCAGAGAGCCTGCCGCTCCCGCGCCACCCAGCCCGCCACCGAATGACGAAAACAACGCGCCCATGGCTGCGTTGGCCAGCTGGTTGGCAGCCATCTGCGCCATGGCCTGGATAACTGTTTGAGCCAGGGACTGAATCGCGCCGCGCAGGTCCATGGTGCCGGTGGCCAGCCCGGTCAGTGCGTTGGCCAGGCCGTCCTCCAGTCCGCCGCGCAGCGTCTCAACCAGCAGGCTGGTGGTGGACTGCAGCCGGATCATCTGGTTATCAATCTCGGCAAGCACGGCCGTGGCCGCCTCACCAATTGCATCGGGCATGCTCGCCATGTCGTCCAGCATCGGCCGGATGCGCTCCAGCTCGTCAGCGGTAGCGCGGTGCAATTCCAGCAGCTGCTCGCGGGCCGCGACCTCAGACAGCAGTCCCGCGTCCTGCTGCACGTTGATGGATTGCTCGTCGCGCTGTTGTCGGGCGAGTACCTCATCGATCTGCCGCTCCAGCTCCTGCAGCTGGGCCTGCGCTGATTCCACACCGATCAGCTTGTCTACTAGGGTGGCTGAGTCAGTTTCGCCACGCTCCAACAGCCGATCGCGCAGGGCGCCGTACTTGCGCTCAATTTCGGCCTCGGTCGCTTCGACGGCGTTACCAGTGGCCTTGAGGTAATCCAGCTGCAGCTGGGTCAGTAGTTGGGTGTCGCGCTTGGCTTGTTCATCGGATGCCTTCTGCCGCTCGGCAGCATCCAGCGCCTCCCACGCGGCCTCGGCCCGCTCGCGCATGGCGCCGGTCAGGTTGCGCTGCTCCAGCTCGTACTCGCGGGTCGCGGCTTTGCCTTGGCCGAAGGTGGCGGCTTCCTTCTCCAGCTGCTCGACCCAGCGGCGGTTCTGCTCGGCCAGACGCTCGGCGTCGGACGTGCCCGAGCCACCGGTGGATTGAAAGCGCTTTTCAATGGCGGCAATGTCGCGGGCGACCAGGTCAGGAGAAATAGAAGGGTCGTTCGGGTCAGCGGCGCGAATGCGCTCGACTTTGGCCCGGTATTCCGCGATGGCCTTTTCACGCTGCTCAACGCGGGTGAGTGATTGCTCGCGGAGGTCCGCGATGAATTCCTGGGCCTCGATGGCTTCGTTGTTTAGGCGTCGTTCTTCGCCCTCGCGTTCAGCCCGCGCATCACGCTCCTGGATATCCAGGCGCAGTTGCTCGCGCTGAGCCTCCAGTTCGTCGTCGCGGCTAGTACGAACACGGAATGCCATCGGGTTGGGAGTAGCATTGCGGGCGCGCTGCTCGATCTCACGCTCGACCTTGGCCAGCTGCTGTTCAAGTGTGGCCTCGCGGCCAATGCCCAGCATCGCGTCCCAGGACTCCGCCGCGATCGACTTGATGCCGCGCCATGCGGTTTCAATCAGCCCAAGGTTCTCCACCACCTGGCCTGCACGGCTTTGCATGGTGTTGGAGTAGGTATCCATCGCCAGGCGCACTGCGCCAATCTCGTCGCCCTGGTCTTTGAGGGAGCGGATCTGCTGCATGACGGAGGCAGTAAGGAAGCCGTACTGCTCATTCAGCTTGATGATGCCCTGCACCGGATCGCGCGCGAGGCTCTCGTATTCTTCGACCGTCTCCTCGACCGCCTTACCCAGCGCGATCTGCAACTGGATGGCGGTCTGGGCTACCTGCTCCAGTTGATCACCTGCCAGCTTGCCCGATCGAGCGGCAGTAGCCAGTGCAGCGGCGGCCTGGCGCTGGGTACCCGCTATGCCGTCAATACGCTCTGCCATGGCAGCCAGCTGGTCGGAGCTGGTGCCGGCTGCGTTTCCAGTGAGAATCAGCGCCTCGCGGTACCGGCGCGCCTCTGCAGCGCCTTGCTCATGAGCAACAACAAGCCCTATAGCCGCTGCGGCAGCAGCGCCAATCGCCAGTGTCATCGGGTTAATTGAAGAGACGACCGCTCGGGCCGCTGGGCCGATACCGCCGAAGCTGTCCTTGATCTGGCCGCCTTGCTGGATAGCCACCATCCATACGGGCATGCCGGTTGCCAGGCTGGTGGTGACGTCGGTGAGCTGCATTGGCAGCTGACGCATCGCCTGCTGATACTGGCGGGTGGTGAGGGCCGCGCGGCCGGTCATGTCTGAGGCCGCTGCTAGGCGGTTGCGGTTCTCTGCCAGCTTGGTGTTGTAGACAGACCAGGTCTCGGTATCGATGCGCCCGGCGCGGTGCGCCTGGGCCAGTTGGCGCTCCATGGCATCGAGCCGGTCCAGTTCACGAACCACCGGGTCAATACGGCCCAGCAGATCGGTCAGCTCCTGCGCCTGCTCGTCGGCAGCAGTGGCGGCCGTGCGCGTCGAGGTTGCGACCTTTTCCTGGGCTGAAGCTGTCGAGGTCGCCCCTCGCTCTGCTTGGTGGTAAGCGTTCATTGCTGCCGTCTGTGCGGCAGCGACCTTTGCCGACGAAGCGTCAGCCCGGTCCAATGCGGTACTCATTTGCACAGCGCTTTGCGCTGCCTGCTCGTGGGCATTCGCTTGCGCCAGGCTGGCGTCCACCATCATGCGAATCCGCAGCGCTTGCTGCTCGGCAGATTCACCCACCTTGGCTAGGTCTGAAGCGGTGGCTTCAGCGGACTCACCGACCTTAGCTATATCAATTGCGGCGGTGTCTGCGACGGAGCCAGCATCGCCCAAGGCGTTACTCAGTTCATCGCCAAGGACTTTCACACGGGGAGCCACCCGATCAGCAGATTCTCCCACCTTCGACAGGTCTGTCGCTGCCGTACCAGCAGCACTTCCGGTGTTGGTCAGCTCCTGCGAAAACTCCTGCAGCTCGGCCTTGCCCTGGTCAAGGTCGGCTTTGATTCGGAGGGCTATTTCGAGGTCTTTGTTCGACATGGGCGCATGGGTCTGAGGAAGTTCAGTCCCATGGTCGCGCGCGCGTGATGAGATGTATTTTTGCCGGCGCAAAAAGAAAGCGGCCGAAGCCGCTGATGCCTATCCGTTGGGGCCGACCGGCTGCATCCCGCAGCCTCCCTGGTACCCTGACTAAACCTTGATCTTGTCCAGATGCTCCTGCGCCACCTTGCCGCCCATGAAGCCGGCGTTTACGTCGCTTACCAGCTGGCGGCGCTTGCTGCGGTCGCGGGCCAGAGCCCTGTCCAGATACAGATTCACTTGGCGGCGGGTGTAGCGGCCGATGTCTTCTGGTCGGTGGCCGTGCTCGATGAGGACGGCGTAGGCATCGCCCCAGCGTCCACTGCTGCCTTGACCATGTTGGCCTTGATGCGGTCGAACACCCTCCGCAAGAAAAAAGGGGCGTTTACGATCCACCACAGGTACATCAGGTTCATGCCGTTGCGGTCATCCAGGCCGCGAACCCACTCGACCTCAACATCGGCTGCAATGGCGATCAATTGCTCCACCTGGTCCGCATGCGCCGCGAGCAGCGCCACGATCTCTTCAAGCGGCGGCGAACGCTCGATGGTCACCGCTTGGCTGATGTCATCAACAATGCCTTTGTACAGGGGGGCGATCTTCAGCCCTTCAATAAACCCGTACTCGCGCATGGTGATGGCCCGGCCGGCGATGGTCGTCGAGCGATCCGGGTGAAGCACTTCCAGATCATCTGCGCCCACCTCGGCGGGTGCCGAGGCAGGTGCGACGATATCGGCCTGCTTTTTACGCGCCATGGTCAGTAGCCCACGGTGACAACTTGAGCAAACTGCCCAAGTTCGCCATCAGCTGGTTTGCTGGTGTCCTTCAGCGGTTTGAAGCTGACCGGAGATTGCGCAAGTTGCTGACCGTTGTTGATCAGCTCCAGGTTCTGCAGCAGACCAGGACTCACCTTGTAAAACTGGACGTACTGCTTCTTGTTGCCCTCGGCCAAGTTGATGCCCTTGTAGCGCAGGGCAATTTCCCCTTTCTGGCCATTCAGCAAGGCAACACGCTTGTACGCGCTATGGCTGTACGAAACCTTCAGCGGCATGGTCGGCGCGGGGTCCGGCAGCGAGTTAAAGGTCAGCTCGTTGTAGCCGTCGTACTCGTAATGAGACGGGTCAATGGTCGCCGGGGTACCGGTGCTGTCGATCACCACGATGTTGGAAAGACCGAAGTCATCAAGCACCAGCACGTCACCTGCGGCCACAGTGCCAAGGGGTTCTTCCGAAACCGTGCCGGCTGCCTTCTCGGTGTTAGTGCCACGGGTGAATTGCGCAACGTTCTCGGCCGATAGGGACTGCAGCGTGATAGAACCGTTACACGTGACGCCAGTGACGATTTCCCGCACCTCGCTCTTTTCACCACTGTAGGACTCATTGTGCGAGAACTTTGCCTCTTCAATAGCAAGAGCCATCGCACTCACGTCGCCCAGCCACCGCCAGGCACCGATCACACCATCTACGATTGGCGCGATCTCAACTTTACCCTGGCCGTATTGATAGACTTCCTGGCTCATTTCTCACCCCCAGTCTTGGGTTTGTCTTCAACTGCAGGCGCAGCGGCTTCGATCACGCCGAGGCCCAGCAACCAGTCACGGGTTGGTTCCGTGACGTCGATTTTGGCGCCGGCCTTGTAATCCTTACCGGCATGCTTGTGAGCCTTCAGCAGGGTCACCTTGATTGTCTTGCTCATGTATTTCCCCTGAGAACGTGGGTTGTGGTGAAAACATCAATCCAGAGCACCCGGCTGGCGTCGCTGTCCAGTGCGTCGCCCTGCAGCCAAACGATGGGGCTCCAGCCTTCGGGCGTCCAACCATTCAGCGCCTGGCGCACTGCGCCGACGATGCTGCTGATATCGTCCAGTGCGGCCTTGCCGGACTGATCGCGGTAATTCTGCGCAACGATCACAACGCCGAAGGTCGCCTGGGCCGGTGTGGCTCGACGCGGCTGCGGGGTGCCCGCCGCCGGGTTGCGCTCGGAGGCCAGCACCACATACGCGCTGCCGGGCCGAAAACTGCTCAGATCCTTGATCTGGCTGTACTCAACCACGCCGGCAACCGTATCCAGAGCCGGCACAGCGGCCTTCAGGCGCGCTTCGATGATTGAGGTATCAAGCGGGTTCATCGGAACGCCTTCAGCTCTTTGCGGCTGAACACACTCGGCGACGCATCAAAGCGCACATCAATCGCGCTCGGGCTGGCCTGCACCGGGTCGTAGACGCCCAGGCTGAACTTGCCGTCTGCTGTCAGCTGCAGCAGCTTCATCGCGTCGCGGTAGTCCCGCACGATCGGGTCGGTACCCTCGTTGCTGACTCGGTGCTGGTGCAGGTTGTACCGAGTGATGGCCCGGCACCACACGGTCACCATGTCCGGCACCGGATCGAGTGGCAGGTACCCACGCTTGGCCAGGAATCCGTCAATCACCGCTGCAGCGTCTTTCACCGCATCATCAATGCGGGCAAGGGCCTCATCGGCTCGGGCGTTTTCGTCAGCCGTCCAGCTGCTGCGGTCGGCGCCGGTCAGGGCGGCTTCCATCAGCTCTGGCGGGGTCGCGCGCAGGTGCGCCGGAGTAGCCGCCTCGGCCAACTCCTTTGCACCTGGCCGCTCGGCCAGCTGGGCGTGGGTGATGTAGCTCACTCGGCGTCATCCTCGGCGGTGACGCTGGTGCGCTCGACCACCAGATTGGGGTCAGACTCCAGCGTCTCGATCTGCTCATCCGTCAGGGCATCCAGCGCGATGCCGAAACCCTCACGGGTAAAGCGAAAGCCGCAGCGGCGGAATGACTCCGGTACCGACCGAATCCACAGCGCTTCTACGGCAGCACCCTCCTTGGCAGCCTCCGCGCTGGGCATCTCCTGTGCTGCCGGGGCAGCGGTAGCGGCCGAGGCCGCTTTCTCGGTGGGTTGTGCGGTTGCCTGGTCAGCGGCCGGCGTACTTGTCGCCGGCTGCTTGTCCTGGTCTTTGGTGATGGTAGCGGCGGGTTTCTTGGCAGCCATGGTGCCCCCTTACGCAAGCCACGGGGTGACGAGCACGTCGACCGCGTCGCGGTTGATGTTGGTTGCGCCGGCTGCATTGCGCTCGGCCTTGACGACCTCAAGCGCGGCTTCGCGCAGCGTCGGGGGCACGACCAGCAGTTTCGGGCGAATGTTCAGGGGGCGCTCGTTGTCGCCTTTCAGGCTCTGCATCGACGCATACGCATCATTGAAGCTCGACGCGTCCAGCGCTTCCTTGGAGCCATGGGCCAACTGCCAGAGACCGAAGCCGACATTGAGGCGGGCATCCACGCCGTACACAAATTCCTTGCGGGTGAATACGTTCTCGTCGGTTTCCTGGTTCTTGGCCACGAAGTTGTACGGCTTGCGCTTCTGCAGCAGGATCGGCCGGATCATGCGCGTGGTATCTAGCAGGAACCACGGCGTGCCAGAGCCGCCCTGGAAGTTACTGACCGACTGCTCGACGCCGGCCTTGTTCAGCACCGGGTGATCGGTATCAAAGAAGTTCTGGCCGTCGTAGCACTTCTGGTTGAAACCGTCTTTCAACAGCGCATACACCAGCTCGGCCGGGTGCTCCTTCGCGTCCTGGCCGAGCTGGGCCATCAGCGGGGTGTACACGCCGTACTGGTCGTCCTCGATCGCTTCGCGCGGGACGCCGACGGTGTTCTCAAAGGTCCGGTTCTTGATCGAATAGCCGTGCTGCTTCAGGTTCTGGATGACGCGGTCGCCAATCCACTCACGGAAGCCGGTAGTCTGGCCCAGCCAGCCGTATTCCTCGGTGGCGGTGGTCGACTTCACTTCGAGCACGATCTGGTCATAGTCGACCAGGGCATCAGTGAATGCCTGTGCAAAGGCGGCCTTGAACGCGACATTCAGGGTTTTCAGGTTGCCACTGTTGATGATCATCTGGGTCTTGCTCCTTAAATCTCGACCCAGACGCCGTTGTCATCCACATCGCGGATAACGCCAGCAACTGAGCGGGTGGAAGTGCCATCGGTTTTCGCCACGGTCTCGTCGTCGACGATGTACGCGCTGTTGCCGATGTCAGCGCGGGTGATCTCATCCGTGCTGGCGCTGTTGGCAAACGGGAACACCCCGCGACGAACCTCAACGCGCAGATCACCTGCAGCGCCGTCGCGGTTGTCGACCTGCTCCTGGGCAACGCCCCGAGCGATCAGCGTGGTTGCGGTTGACCCCGGCACGGCGTTGCCCGATGCATCCAGGCACACAATGGAGCCGGCAAAGATGCGGGTAGCTGCAGCGACCGGGTCGCTGTACAGCACGCCATCACGGCGCTTGGTGTTGCGGTCAGCAGTGAGTGCCATGGGTTAAGCCTCCTTCTGGGCTTTGAATTGCTCGGCGCTGATGCCGGTCGCCGCGCATACCGCCAGCTCGGCCTCGGTCAGTCCGGTTTCGTTGTCGACCACCGGCGCCTTGCCTTTGGTCTGGGTGCTGGTGAGCGCCGCGATCGGCGTGACCGAATCCAGATACGAGGTCAGCGCGGCCACGTTCGATTTGCCCAGCTCACGTGCCCAGGGCTCCAGCGCCTTGGCCAGGCGGCCATCCTCCAGCGCGGCATCAATCAGTTGGGTGACGTCCTTGTCGTCACGCTCCTGCAGGCGGGCAGTCAGTGCAGCCAGTTGCGTCTGCATTGCTGCGACCTGGTCAACCGGCACGAACTTGGCCGGATCAACAGAGGCGACCTTGGTTTGCAGCGCGGTGCAGGCGGCGATCACGGCGCCCTGGTCGGCTTTTTCATCCAGCGCAAGAGCTTTGCGCACGTCGGTCAGCGGGTCGGTAGCCAGGCGCGCGGTCAGCGCGGTGATGGCTGCTTGTTCGGTTGTGTTTTCGGGCAAGCCGAGCGCGGCGAGCAGCGCTTTGAGCAGTTCATTCACGGAGTCATCCTCGGGTTGGTTAAACCCGAACGTGGCCGCGGCCAGCAGGGTCATTTCCTGCAGGCCGTGGATCGCCGGGTTGTTGGTAATGGCACCCATGTGCAGCTCGACCACTTCGCCGGTGGTGCCGTTGTACTCAAACACCGGGCTGAAGAAGCGGTATTCCTTCTTCTTACGGTGCTCCAGTGCGGGGTCGGTCAACTCAGCGATGGCAAACAAGCCGACGCCTTCCTCCCATTCCAGGGATTGGAACCAGCCAGCGGCCGGAGCCGGCTGACCGTTCTTTTCCTTGTTCAGGGTCTGGTGTTCGTAGTCGAGCACCAGCGGCTGGACGCGAGCGTTGAAGCGTTCAATCACCCGCTGCGCGATGCTGGCGTCGATGTACCAGCCCGGCACGTCGATCTGGCGACCGTCAGCCGGGCGAAAGAATCCGGCCGGCGTTACCTGAAAGCGCACCAGGTTGCCGTTGGCGGCCTCCGGCATCTGAAACGAGCACGGGGCAATGGCGAAATGGGAGAGATGTCTTTTCATGTGGCCATGATTGGCCCTGCGGGAGCGTTTGTATTTTTGCGGGCGCAAAAATCAGCAGGCGGGGAATTTCAGTCTGCAGATGCAGGTGAGAGCACAACCGAGGCATAGGAGTGGCGCTAAACGCGTTTATAAACGCTAAATCAGCGTGAAACGGGGTTTGGTGCGAGCATCCGTAGCCGGTAAACGCCCTCAAGGGCTTCTGCGGGCGTTTTAGGGGCCTGTGCCAAAACCGGCCCTGCGGATGTAGTCGAGAGCGATATTGGTCAGTTCTTCGCTATCAGTGTCACTGGTACCCAGCCACGGCCGGGCCGGTATCTGGATGGAGTAGTTGCCAATGGTCACCCACTGGGCAAAGTTGCTTTTGCGCTTCGGTACGAACCGATTGCCGATCGCGCCGCTGCGTTCCTGTTTGAAGTATGCCTGCTGGCTGCGGACAGCAACATCGATGGTGCCGCCGAAGTGGTGGATGGCCGCGTAGATCCGGTTGCTGCCGAACAGCAGATCCGCGCCGTTCACCTGGTAAAGCAGGGTGTTCGCCAGGTGGCCATCGAGCTGGAGGATCTTGTCTCTGTTTTTCTTCTTGCGGCGCTGGTAGGCCGGGCTCAGCGCCTGCCAAGGCTTGCCGTCTGGTGAGGTCTGGCTGGCGAAGCGCTGATCGTGGGCAATCAGCAGGTACTCGCCCATGCTGCGCAGCAGTGGCGACGGGTCGCCTAGCGCCTGCGCGGCCTGGTTGATGATCGCCAGCGCCTGGCTGTTGTCGAATTCGAGTGTGGCACCTGCCATGGGTTGATCCTATACTGTGGCCAAGCTGCTGCGTGGGGTTCCCGGCTATTGAACATCCAAGCGCGGCAGTGCCAGGGGTGCCGGCCCCTGGCTCATTCTTCCCGCCTGTATAACCGCACGCCCACCCGCATATCGTTGATGTCTTGCTCTGGTCGAAACGTCGTTACACCAGACCAACCGTCTACGCCCAACTCAAACACGGCCAGCATTGGCGTCGACTCACCCTCTACCAGGTACTGAGCAACATAGCGGCGCCGAACCACGGCCTTTTTCTGCCCGTGGTGCCATTCCACTCGTGCCCAGATCTCATCTGGCAGCCGCAAGGCTGCAGCCAGCAGCGCCATGAAGGGGCCGCGCTCATTCTTCATCGACTTGAGTGCGCCCTTGGTGGTGGTGAACAGCTCGCTACCAATCACCAGGCGTTCACCCAGCACATCCCGAAAGACCGCCGGGGTATCCATATCGGCCCCGAACGCCTGCAAGAATGCTTCGGCGTAATCTTTCGCAGGCAAGTCTGGCGGCAGCAGGCCCGCTGGCGCCGGCCGGGGCGCCGGCAGCTCGTCCGGTGGCCGCGTATTGGGTAAACCCGGCCCGCCAGTCGAACCCGGCAATGGCGGGTCGGGTAGCTCCGGCGGGATCTGGCTGTTAAGCCGTGATTGGCCCGGCACGTACTCAAAGCCGGGGTCGATACCCTTGGGCACCTCCACCACGCGCGGCCCATTGGGGCTGCGCTGGCCGATCATGCGCTGCTCCATGACGATGGGCGGTGCGGTGTCTGGCCCGGTCTTACCCATGCGCTCAAGGTCGCGCTGGCTCAGGGCGCGCACGCTGCACTGACAGCCCCAGGCGTTGATCGGGAAGTGGTACTGCCACCACGGGTCGCTCCAGTGCAGGATCATCCCGTTCCAGGCTTCGTGCTCTTCGCGTGGGTGCTCCACCGCATCGCTATGGATGTACTGCCAGTAGGGGCGCTCCTCGCGCACGGCCATCAACTGCTCGTAGCGGCCGGCCATGTAGCTGCTGCGCAGGTTGGTCTCGTAGATCACCCGGCTGCGCCAGTTGCGGCCGCCGTTGTAGCTCCAGCCATGGCGCGCGACGATGGCGTCAAACTCGCGGCGGAACTCCTCAAGGCTGGTGCCGCCGGTAATGGCTTTCTCCACCGCCTGGCGAAAGTCCGCCACCAGCTCGTCGCGGTTGGCACCGGCGACCACAAAGGCGTAGTCGTGCTCGCGAGTGTAGATATCGGTCCAGGACTCGGTCGGCAGGTTGAGCTTGCGGCGAAGGAACTCGTTCTGCTCGCGGAACGGCAGGCTGACAGCGCTAACGGCCACGGGCGGCCTCCTCAATGATATCCAGCCGGCCCTGCAGCGCAGCGGCGGCCAGCGCCTGCGCCATGCCCTCGGCGTACTGCTCCAGGCTCATGCCCGGCAGCAGGTTGGCCAGACCGTCGCGGATCTGCTCCAGGCTGTCTGCGTTCTCAACCAGGTCGCGAATCTGCTCTATCCACGACGCGGTTGCTGGCTGCAACCGATCGTCCAGCCGGTCGGCCGCATTGAGTGCGCCTTGTTGCGCGGTGGCCGCTGCGGTCTTGGTGGCTGGCTCTGCCACCGGCGCAGGGGCCCTCTGCGGCGCCTGCAGCACGTCCTCATCGCCTTCTGGCTCAGGAATGCCAAGGCGCTCCTGCGCCCACTGGCGTGGCACCTGAATGCCTAGCCCGGCCAGCGCCGGCAGCGCCTCGGCGTAGTACTTGAGGTCTTCCGGCTCCTGCAGGTCAAACTTAAAGCGCGGGCAGCGCTTCCAATCTGTCACCAGCCCGTTGAGCAGTGCGATCGGGTAGACCAGGTCACGGCTGAGGGTCTTGGCCACCTGCTTGGCGTCGGAGTCGCGCAGTTCCTTGCGCACTTCGTTGTGGACGTTGCCCAGGGCGTTGGTGCTGCTCGCGCCGTCGGCCTGACTGGTCAGGGTGCCGCCGAGGATGGCTTTGCTCTGGGTTTTCTCGCACCACTCGATCATCAGCTTGAATGCAGCCGGGTCTCCCTCGGCTGCGTTGAGGAACTCCAGCTCCATGCCATTGGGGATGATGCCGGCGGCGTTGTGGCCCAATGCAGCCAGCGCCCGCAGTAAGGTCAGCTTCTCCGCTTGGGTAGCGCCACTGGGGTACTTGCCCACGCGCATCGGGATGCCGTAGATCTCCAAAAACTCGGCCAGGTCGCCCAGGGAGTAGTTCTTGAACAGGTATGGCCACACCAGCACGCGGAACAGCGCAGAGCGTTCCAGGTACCCGCTTTTGGCGCGGTGCGCGTGGGTAATCCAGCCGAAAGGCTGAAGGGGCTCGCCACCGGCCGAGCCGCGCAGGCGGATCTCCTGCCGCACGCCCCGCGCCAGCTGGAACCAGCTCTGCGGGCGGTGATCGATGTGGCGCGGCAGCCACGTGCCCTCGGTGTGCTCCCACTCAATCTCCTGGCAGACAAAGCCCTTGCCGATCGCGTCGGTGGTATCGAACAGCACCTCTTCAAAGTCATCCAGCCCCTGCAGCAGGCTGTACAGCTCGGCGGCGGCCTTCTTCTCGGCGGCGGTGGCGTTATCTGGCGGCACAATGTCCCACTCCAGCCCGGTGATGGCGCGGCGGCGCTTGGACATCTCCGACATGATGTGGCCGTCTTTTTCTTCCATGTCTTCGAACAGCTCAAACTGGGCGACCACGTCGCCTTGCTCTGCGCTGTCGAGGATGCTGGCCAGCTTGGACGGCGTAAGCCCGCGCGACGGGTGGCCGCCTACTTCATGGTGCAGGCTGGTCAGGTGCGCGGTCTGCGGCTCGCGCAGATCCTCGGTACGCAACGGCTGACCGTCTGGGCCGAGGATGCGTGAAGTGGTCACCATGCTGATTGCTCCGGCAGGTCGATATCGGTGTCGTCGGCGTCGAGGTTGTCGAAGCCGCGAGAGTGTTTGGGTACAGCGGTAAAGTCGATCTCGGTGCCGTCCATGAGGCTGGCGCGCACGGCCATCACCAGGCCGACCGCAAAGTCGCCGTGGCGCTTGCCTTTGCCGCTCTGGGATTCCAGATCCTTTTTGCGGCCCTTATCGATCACCGGCACGCCGGCTTCCACCTTGATCGATAACAGGTCGTCGAGGGTGTTCTGGTGGCGCGGCACCTCGATGTTCAGCGCCTCAAACTCGCCTTTCAGCTTGGGCAGAAACTCGTGGTACCAGGACTGCGACAGGTGCACCTGGTCAACAGCCTGGCTGCCGTACTTGAGGGCGGCTTGCTCGGCCAGGTAGCCGCCGTTGCCAGTGGCATCGAAGGCCAGACCGCCGCGTCGGGGCAGCCGATCGCAGATGAAGAACATCACCTGGCGCTGCTGCTCGTAGGTCACGTTGCGCAGCTCGACGGTAAAGGGCACGCGCTTGCGCAGGTCCGGCCGGATGGCCATGGGCACGAACACGGTCAGGTCGCCCCGGCGGGCAAAGTCCTCGCCGAACACATGGCGGTCGCGCGGGTTGAGCCGCGCCAGCTCTGGCAGCAGGTTCTCGGTACACCACTGCTCGATCTCGGCCTCGCGCATGGCCGGGGTCCATTCCTCAAAGCCTGCAGGTGCCTCGTAGCGGTAAATACGGATCGAGTGGTCCGCCACCATGGCCTGCTCGATGAGCACGCGCGACAGGTACGCGCCGCCGCTCTTCTTGGGCACACAGCCGTACTCTTCGTCGGCGCTCTCGGTATTGGGGGCGTTCTTGTACAGGCCGTCGCGCCACTTTTTCTCGGCTTCTGCTGACCAGGTCTGGCCGGTGACAAAGCAGATCCGCTTGTACAGGCCCTCGGCGATCGCATCATCCAGGGTGATGCGGTGGACGCTGTAGTCCTTGCGGCCCTCACGGGCGTCCTGAATGTAGCCGTTGAACGCGTTGTCCACGCCGTTGTGGGTACTGATCAGGCGCACCTTGTTGCCCCACATGGTCAGGGCCAGTGCCGCCTTGAGCAGCTCTTCCAGGGATTCATGGAAGGCCGCCTCATCGATCACCACGTCGCCCTGCAGGCCGCGCAGGTTGCTCGGGCGGCTGCTCAGCGCCTGGATCTTCCTTCCGGTCTTGGGGAACCGGATCATGTAGGTAAGGATTTCTTCCTTCTTGCCGTCATCCCAGAACGTCTGCTCGTAGACGTCGGCCTCGGCCAGCTCGTTGAAAGCACGGGCGAACAGCGCGCAGGCCGCGATGTATTCCAGCGCCATCTCTTGTTTGCTGCCCACGTAGAAGGTGTTGCAGCCGCCACGGCGCTTCGGCTTGGCAGCATTGACCACGTTGCGGCCGGCCTCTGCCCAGGTGAGACCGGTGCGGCGCGACTTCTCCGCGATCATGATCTGGCTCTCGTCCTCAAACCAGCGCTGCTGGTACCCGAGGAACACCGGCTCGTTTGCGGCGACTGCGTCTGCAATGTCCTGCGGGACTTCAACGCCGTGCAGGGCCATCTCCTCGGCAAGGTCGATCTTACGCGGGGCGCTGACGGCGGTAATCGGCTTGGCGGGTGGCAGGACCATCAGGCTTTACCCAGCAGAATGTTGCGGATGCGGCTTTCCAGCTGCTCGCTCATGCCGTCGCTGCCGCGCATCTCTTCCAGGCGCTGCTCCTGCTCCTGGATCAATGCCTCGCGGGCTTCGCGCTCGATCGCCTTGCGCTCCTCGCGGCTGACCTTGCGGGCGGCGAGCACGTCTTTGGCGGCGCGGGCCAGTTTGCGCACGTCATCAACCGTAGTCTCTTCATCGATCTGCGCGCCCAGGGCGGCATGGGTTGTCAGCGTGGTGATGGACTGCACCATCAGCGCGCCGGCCTTGTCGTCCGGGTTCTCGCCCAGCTCTTCAACCAGCAGACTGGCCATGGCCTGCTGCTCGCGCAGGCGCTTGCTCATCTCGTCGAAGCTGACCTTGTAGCGGCCAACGGCTGAGCGGCTGGGCTTGTCGGATTGGGGGAACTGCTCGTGCAGGTCCTCGATCAGCTCATCGAGCGTCATGCGGTTTTCGCGCAGGCGGCGCTCAATATGGGACCGGACGCCGGGGTCCAGCTTGTCGATGCTCGATTTGCGGCCCATGGTCAGGCTCCTGGACGCTTCACGCCATCAACGCGCGCGCGGCCCGCAGCGACGTCAGAGCCGCGCTCAGTCAGCTTGGCCAGCAGCACCGCACCGTCGCTCACATCATCGAGCACAACCAGTTGCTGCTCTTCGAGCCAACGCAGCTCAGTCTTCACCTGGTCTCGGCTGGGTTCGTGCCCCCATTCCTGCAGCACGGCATGCAACACCGAGCTGTTGGCACGGTAGGTGGGCATTTCCGCCAGGATGCGCAGGATCACCAGGCGGCGGTCTTCGCTGAGAAAGTTGGCGTATTTGCTCATTGAGCCCTCGCATTCAGTAGGTAGTCATTGATTCGGTCGACAGATCTGGCCAAAGGGGCCAGTTCCCGAGCCACCCCCGCAAGCTCTGCCTTGATGGCCTTCATGTCCCCAGCCAGCTCGGACATTTGGTGGCTGTCTGGCATGTGCAGCAGCTGCTGCTCCAGCGTGAGGATTCGGGAGTCTTGGATGCTGAGCCGATCGGCCAACGCCTCGGCGTCGGCTTTGGAACTGGATTTACGCGCAGCCGCGATCGAGAAGATGCCCACGGCGACGGTGAACACGAATTGGCCGGCACGGATGAGCAAGTCGATATCCATTCAGCGTTTCTCCTGCAGGTAGTTCACCAGCTCAACCAGCCGGCCCCCGCAGAGGCCATACAGGTCGTACATTTGCTTCAGCGTCAGCAATGCCGCATCTGCGCTGTTGTCATTCATCGCCACTGGCGGCGGGCACGGCACCGCCAATGCCGCCGGCAGCGGCGGCTGCTGCACGATCACGGGCGGCGGCGGTGTGGCGCATGCTGTCATCATCAAAGCGGCACTGAGCACGCTCATCAGCAGTAAGGGCGAGCGCATCGCTAAGCTCCTGTGTGGACTTCTGATCCGCCTGCATGCGGGCGGTCGTGGATACCGTCAGCTGCTGGCTGACGTCGTGTGCTTTGCCGACCAGGTACTGACTGGAGGTAATGAGTACCGTCAGTTCGTCGATAGTCTGCCGTTGGCATTCGGCCTGGCCTGCGGCAAGCCCTTTCTCATAACCGGCTTGCTCGGCTTGGCTTCTGAGGATTGGCTGCATGATCGCGAGTGCGGCCACCGCAGCGAAGAGAAACCACACCATGACGTTCCTCACAGCTGATACCTCTCAGCGCACACACCCGCCCCCCAGCCGGCAGCCACATACATAGGCTCCCAGCGTTCAAGGATGTTGCGGGGGTAGTGGCGGTTCTCGCGGAAGTTGGCAGCCGAGCGGCCTGCGTTGTACCGCTCGACAGAATTGAACCAGGTCAGCGGATCGGCCCCGGAAGCCGACGCCAACCGGCGGTCGCGGTTGATCCACCCGAGGCCGCCGTTGTATGCGGCCAGCGCCATTGCCCACTTCTCGCAGGGGCTCGCGGCCTGAATGCGTTCGAGGTGCCACTGGTTGTAAGCCACCATTGCCCGGAGCGCCCAGCCGGGGTTAAACGGCTGGGCCGGCCCCACGCGGCGCGGGTAAATCGCAGCCATCCACTCAGCGGTGGCCGGCATAAACTGCGCCAGCCCCTGCGCACCAGCATGGGACGTGACGCCGGGACGCCAGCCGCTTTCCTGATGAATCTGCGCAGCCAGGGTGGCGACCGGCGCATCAAGGCCAAAGCCATGCTGCGCCACGCGCACCAGGTCACGCCGGTATTGCTCTGCAGCACGGGGCACCTCCTGAGCGGCAGCGGGTGAGGGTTTACAACTGGCCGCCCCTAGCACAATGGTCCAGAGCAGCAGCACGATCAGGCCGGGCAGGCGGTAGCTGCGGGGCCGCTGGACGTGGTGACGGGCAAACATGATCAAAGCCCCAGGGTCAGGCCAAGCACACAGGCCAGCACAATCAGCGCGCGGCGCAGGCAGGCGGCGGCAAAGGCAGCTGTGTACCGGTATGCCTCGGCGTCGTCCGTCCACCCTCCACCAGGTGCGTTGCGATTCTGCAAGCACGAGTGCGGGCGGGCATACGGGAACAACGCGCGGTCCAGCCAGTAGGCCAGCACCACGCCAAGGGTCACCAGAGCGACCTTGTAGGCGATAACCGGCATCTGCTCGGGCGCAGCAAGCGCCAGGGCAACAAGCAGGAACACAGAAACCAGAATCCAAAGCGTCAGCCGAGGCAGGCGGGATCGAGGGTTACACGCGGGGGAACTGTACATTGCTCATCTCCTGAAGTCTGAGGTTGGAACCGTTCAGAGCTTCAGGGTGAGCTATTGGGGATTAGGTGTAATTTTGCCGGCGCAAAAATCGAAGTAACTACATAGTAGCCTTGCACACCGGGCATCTGTAATTAATGCCCATATCGGCAAACCTGCCTCCCATGTCGGTTACGCGCACCTTATTTTGGTGCGCATCCCAGCAAGCGGTGCAGTACTTCCCATCATCACCATCAAAGACATACACCGAGCCTTCGTATTTTGGCGCTGCGGTGCTGCGGGCCTCCAGGGTCTCGCGCAACTCCCTATTTTCGTCCATTAGCTCGGCGAGCTGGCCTTTTAGATCCGCCGCCTGAAGCTTGGCGTCAGCCAAGTTTTCGGACAGATCGGCTATCGCCATTCTGATGTCAGCGTCGCCCACCTTTTTGGCCAGCTCCCGCAGTTTCTGCGCGGCCTGCATTGCTGCTTGAATCGCCGGAAGAACCTCAACCATTAGCACGCCTCCCTTGTACCGCGCCTCAAGGCTCGCGGTTGTACTTCGCCCAGTAGTCCTTTCGCATCCCCTCGCACGCGCCGGGGTTGCCAGTTGATACGGCCATCTTCTGGCACAGCTGGTAGGCCTCGCGATCCATGAGCCGCTGCTCTCGGGTTGGGTCATTCGCTTCGATTAGCCAGTAAAGGCCAATCACGCCGACGAGAACTACTGCGCCCCATTTGAGTAGGCCGCCGGCACCCGAGGCGGGTCTTTTCACCGGAGCGCCGCAACTTGGGCACTGACTGGCCCGCTCGGACACCTCTTTTCCACACTCAGCACATCCTACAAGCGCCATAAAACCTCCCTGCGTTGTCAAAATAGCTGCCCAATTGCGACAGCGATCAAGCCTGTTAGCGCCCCAACGACGCCGGTGATTGCGGCCAGCCACGCAAGCGCGGCCTCCCTGCGAGACTTGCGCTCCTCGCGGATAGAGCGCCGCAAGAGGTGAATCCCTTCATCGGTCAACACCCGGTAACCGGTAACCTCACACCTCTCCCAATAGTCATCCTGTGGCGTTGGCAGCATTAGAGCATAGGCGATCGACAGCAGGCGGCGGGTAACCAGGCTCGCTCGGGTAGAGTCCAACATAGTGATTTCAAAGTACTGGTCCTGGTGCAGCCCCTGGATCAGCTGAATGTTTTCCTCATCAGCTTTAGCCTTCTTGATCGCCTTCTGGTGGGCCTTCAGTACCGCCGCGCGGTCCCTCTCAAGCTTTGCCAGACGCCACTTGAACAATATCCATTGAACCAAAACAGCGCCCTCCAAAATATTAGAAAACGCGCCATCAGAAACTTAGCCACCAGGGGCTAGAACATCAGCCCAAGCAGAAAGCCGATAGCCCCAATGACAAAGCATTGAATCGGGTACTGGCGCAGTAGCGCTCCAAACGGCATAGGCTCAGCGTGCTGGCCAGCAGCTTTGGCTTCGCTCAACAGCTCACGCCGCTGTTGCTGGTACTGCTCCATGTGCGCAACAGCCTCTCTTAGCTTCTCGCTTGGCATGCCGTACAAATGGGCATCGCCGAGAACGGACAGACAGAATCGACTCAACTCATCAGACGCCTGCTTGCCGCGCGACAGCTCATTCAAGCGCGCCCTCAGATTCTCGCGACGCTGTTGCTCGTAGAAGTTCTCGCGGAACCGCTCCAGAGCATCAACGGCGTCCTGGTACTGGCTGCTGCGAATCTCCCCAACGGTCGTAACGCCCACGGCCACATGCACCACCGTAACCCATAGGTGCCTGGCCGATTGGTTGCACTCGTCAGCGATCGATGAAACCAGCCCGCGCAGGGCGTCTCGCTGGGCTTTCACCAGCAGGTCGTCCTTCGACTCGGGTGCGAGGTTCACCTCAATCAAATCACGCCCCGCAACCCTATTTCGCTCCCCCTGCACATCTACTGCGTTGTTCACGTACTACTCCTTGCCCTGCAAATCCCTGCCCGCCGTGCGGTTGTTGTTACCTTGAACCACAACGCCGCCTGAAGCCCTGGCCGGTCTTTTCGTCGTTTTACCACCCGTCAGTAGGTCGGCTAGCAGCGCTTTTCTGGCCGCTGCCCCCATCCCTCTGTACGCCTCAAGCAGCAGCTGCTCGTCAGCTGGCAAATGGTGCGACGTCGCGCCATTTGATCGCTCACCAGTAAGCAAAAAACTGATGTCGACGCCTTCCTCAAGCCAGGCAGCAAGTGCGTTTGCGTCAGGCACAGAACGCCCTTGCTCCCAGCCGATCTGGGTTCGCTTAGAAGCGCCAGCCATTTCCGCGAACTCCGGCTGGGTGTACCTGAGGCGCTCGCGCTCAGCTTTGAGACGCTCCCCTAATGAAGAATTTGTCACCTTATCACCTTGACAGGTGCCATATTTGGCACCATTATCTCTACAACAAAAGCCAAACATCATTCAGCAACCAACGGAGCCACCGCCATGGCAAACCAGAAGGTACTGACCCCGGAACAGGTCAAACAGCGCTTCAAGCAGCGCGGCATCACTGTCACCAAATGGGCCGAAGAGCACGGCTTCAAGCGCAACGCGGTTTACCGCGTGCTCAACGGCTTTGATAAAGCCCATTACGGCCAGGCGCACGATATCGCTGTCGCCCTCGGCCTCAAGTCCTCTGACACATCAGTCGCAGCCTGAGGTCACCGCCATGACCTTCAACCCGCAACCCGCATTCGGCCCGGCCGAACCGGTCGACGCCTACAGCCGCCTGCTGGACGTTGTTATTGCCAGCTCGCCTGTCTCTCAGGCCGACACACTCAACGCTCTGCGCGACGCCATTACCCGCTACCAGCTCAACGGCCCGATCCAGCGCGTTACCACCGGTGAGCAGCAGCTGCTGAGCCAGTTGGTAAACCAGCTGCAGATCCTCGCCGTGGGTGAGCTGCTGACTGCTGGCCAAGGAGGTATCCAATGATCCAACAAGCCGCCACTACCACGTCCCTACAGCAACTCAAGCTGCGCAGCCGCGTTGCCCTGCGCAGCTGGATTGCCGCCGAAGACCGCCGCCGCACCGTACCCGGTGGCCGCGAGCACTTGGAAGAGCGCTGGCTATGGCGCTGCATCGCAGAGCGCTGCCGCCTGGAGTCACGCCGCGTAGAGCGCAAGATCAAGCGCCTGGAGGCAGAGGCATGAGCACCGTATCGTTCTCCAACCTGGACGCCGCCACTCGCAAGGCCGTCGCCGCGCATGTGCTCAACGGGTTGCATCAGCATCAGGCCCGCTGGCACGCAAAGAAAGGACGTCTCGCAGCCACTCCGGCAGTTGCTCGGTGCCCCGGCTGTAGTCACTCAAGCGCGCTACGACGCCTTGCAGGTGGAGCGGTGCCCCATGTTGCCTCATGCCCGCAAAGCACACGTCCAGATAGTCCGCAAACTCCCGCGAGTTCAGCTGGCCCTGAATCAGCAGGTACTGAAGCATGAGCTGGGCCATTAACTCCCACTCAGATGCCGGGTACGCGCTGGCCTCCTGCTGCGCCATGTCTGCAGTGCGCCTGGTGCGCCGCGCCAGCTCAGCCAGCGCCTCGGTGCCTTCGTTCTCTACGCCTAGCCACTGTGCTGGAGCCTCCAGCTCGTCGGCCAAGCGTGCAGCGTTAAGCGCCCCTGACTCCTGCAACTGCTCTACCAGCTTCTCAAATGCAAACTCAAGGGCTGTTGCTCTGTCGGTCATGGCCCGCCGTCCTCGTGCTGTGAATGTACATCAAAAGGCTATCGCTCTTGAAACGGTTTTGCCCAGAGGGAAAAAACCTATTTGTTTGGAACAGCCGCGCGGCAGACGCCTCGGGGGTATCCAATGACACGCCGAAATTGGAAAAGCTGGGTGCCACGCTCGCCCGCCGAAGCGATGGAAGGCTGCGCACAGCGCGCGCTGGATAAGTACAACCGAGGCATTGAGCGCCTGGCCTGCGACCACCTGGGGCAGCACAACGCCAGCAGCCTGTACAAGTGGATGGGCAATGGCCGCCTGCCGCTCACGCTGATATTGCCTTTGGAGCGCGCCTGCGGCGTGCCCTTGATCACCCGCTACTTGGCAGCGGCCCACGGCAAGCTGCTGGTCGATATTCCCACCGGCCGCAAATGCCAGGCGCAAGACGTGCAGCAGCTGCAGACCGTACTCAACAACGCGGTTGGCGCGCTGCTGGCCTTCAGCGATGGCAAGCAGAGTGCCGGGCAGACCCTAGACGAGGTGCGCGCCGGTATCGAAACGCTGGCGTGGCACCACGGCAACATCCAGCAGCATGACCACCCCCAGCTTGAGCTTGGAGACCCCGACGATGAGTAAAGACAACACCCGCACCAGCGACAGCGGTGCCCGCGTGCTGCGCGTGATGAAGGCGCTCAAGGGCCACACGCTGAACGGACTGAGCAATGGCGAGCTGGCCAAGGCGCTGGGCGAGTCCCCGGCCAACATCAACCGCTGCATGAACACCCTGATCGCCGAGGGGCTGGCCACCCGTTTGGAGACCGGCCGCTTTGCGCCCGGCATGCAGCTGCTGCAGATCGCCCAGGCAACGGCCATGGAGCTGAGCACGGCCGAGGCCCGAATCCGCGAAATCAACCAACGCATGCTGGCTGGCGCCGGCCGCTAAGGAGCACCTATGAGCAACACTGCTGAATTCATCGAACAAGACGCGCCGGCCAAGGCCGGACGCAAGCCAGGCAAGGCGGCAGCGCTGGTGCCCGACGTGGAGCTGAGTGGCGACCTGGTGAGCGCACAGAATCAGATGGCTGTGCTGAACGCTGAGCAGGACGACAGAGTGCGCGCGGTGGCTGAGCAGCTGGGCTACGCGCTGCCGGCTGACTGCACCAACCCGGATCTGATCCAGCGCGATATCGCCGCGAACATGCGCCGCAGCGTTGAGGCTTGCCTGGAGGTTGGTAGGGGGCTGCGAGTGCTGAAGGAAGCCTGCGCCCACGGCGACTTTATCGAGCGCCTGGACCGCCTGGGCGTGGACCGTCACGTAGCCGCACGCTTCATACAGGCCGCTGGCAAGTTCGCAAATGTGCCGACGTCGGCACATTTGATTAAGGCCATCGGCAGCCAGAGCAAGCTGCTGGAAATGCTCGTCCTAGACGACGAACAGATCGAGGAGCTGGAGCTGACCGGCCAGACCGGCGAGTTGACGCTGGATGACGTAGCCACCATGAGCGTTAAGGAATTGCGCAAGGCGCTGCGTGAGGCCCGAGAGAACGGTGAGGCCAAAGACCGGGTACTGGCTGACCGCTCCCATAAGATCAATGAGCTTGAACACCAACTGGCGAAGAAGCCCAAGGTCGTGGTGGTTAAGCCCGACGAGGAAGCGGCAAAGCTACGCAAAGAGGTGGTGACCACTACCTACGAGTTGGAGACGCAGCTGCAGGGCACCCTGCGCAAGGCGTTCGCGGACTTGGCCGAGCTTGGACTGGAGAGCGGCGAAGACCACCGCGCGTTCGGCGCGGCTCTGGTGCGCAACCTAGAGGTGACGCTGGCGGCGATTCGCTCTGAGTTCCATTTTCCTGAGCTGAGCATCGACACGTTGCCCACCTGGAACACGCTGCTGGGCCTCGACGAAGCGGCCGAGGGCTGATCATGAACCCGGTACTCATGCAGGAAATTCAGGCTGTAGCGCGGCAGGCCGAAGCGGCCGGACGCGGCGAGCGCCGGGCGATCCTTGAGGCGGGCGCTGCTCGCCTTGGCATGTCGGTACCGACCCTGTACCGCAAGCTCCAGGAGGTCACCGTGCGCCCCCAACGTAAACGCCGCAGTGACGCCGGCAAAACCGGCATCCCGCTCAAAGAGCTGCAGCTTATCTCGGCACTGTTGGTCGAGAGCATTCGCAAGAACCAGAAACAGCTATCCAGCGTGAAGCTGGCGGTAGAGCGCCTGCGCAGCAACGGCCTGATTATGGCCGGCCGTGTGAATGAACAGACCGGCGAGTTTAAGGCGTTCTCAACCTCTGCCATCAGCCGGGCGCTGTACAAGGCAAACCTGCACCCTGACCAGGTGCTGGCCCCGGCGCCAGCGGTATCACTCGCCAGCCGGCACCCCAACCACGTATGGCAGGTGGATGCGTCAATCTCGACGCAGTTCTACCTTGCCGACGACGGCGCGGCGGTGATGGATCAGGCGCAGTTCTACGATGGCAAGCCGGGTAACCTGAAGAAGATTGAGCGGCAGCGCCTCTGGCGCTACGTAATCACTGACCATGCCAGCGGCGCAATCTATGTGCAGTACGTGCTGGGCGCTGAGAGCGCCGAGAACCTCTGTCATGTGCTGATCAGCTGCATGCAGTATCGCGGCGTGGCGGACCCATTCCACGGCGTGCCCTGGGCGCTGATGACCGACCCCGGCGCAGCGATGACGTCTGCCATGTTCCGCAACCTGTGCCAGGCGCTGTCGATCGATCTGATCATCAACGAGGTCGGCAACGCTCGCGCCAAAGGCCAAGTCGAGCAAGCGCACAACATCGTCGAGTGCCAGTTTGAGTCCGGCCTGAAGCTGGTACGCGCCACCACCCTGGAGCAGATCAACGAGCTGGCCGGCCAGTGGATGCGCCATTACAACGGCGTGGCCATCCACAGCCGCCACCGCAGCACCCGCTTCGCCGTATGGCAGCGCATTACCGCCGAGCAGCTGCGCGTTGCGCCGGCTGCGGAGGTGTGCCGCGAGCTGGCCATCTGTGAACCCGAACAGCGCAAAGTGTCGCCGCTGCTGCGCGTGTCTTACCGTGGCGCTGACTATGACGTCAGCACCGTGCCGGGCGTACTGGTCGGCGAGAAGCTGCTGCTCACCCGCAACCCATGGCGCGACGCGGACAGCGCTCAGGTAGTTGTCACCAACGAGGAAGGCCGGCGCGCGTTCCATGTTGTCGAGCGCATCCAGCTGGATGAGTTCGGCTTTGCCACCACGGCCGCAACTATAGGCAGCGACTTCAAAAGCCACAGCGAGACCCCGGCACAAGCCGCCAAAAAGGTGCTGGAGCAACTGGCCACCGAAACCCAAACCGAGGAAGAAGCCAAGGCAGCACGCAAGGCCAAGGCGCTGCCGTTCGGTGGCCGCATCGACCCGAACAAGCACATCACCGATACCGAGCTGCCGGCCTACCTGCCCAAGCGCGGTACCGAGTTGGAGACCAATACAGACGTGGCGGCAATTGAGCCGTCGCGCCTGACCCACTTCGCCGCTGCCAAGCGCGTTATGGGGCAGTTCCCCGGATGGGGCAAGGAGCATTTTGCAGCGCTGAAGGCAGGGTACCCAGACGGCGTTCTGGAGACCGAGCTGGATGCTGTTGTGGAAGCCGTTCGCGCCGCCCTGGTGCGTCCGAAACTCAGCGTCGTAGGAGGTAAATAGATGATGCTGCAAATGAGGCTAAAGGAAGTACTGCAGCTCTCTGGCCTGTCGCAAGCCGAGCTGGCCAGGGCCGTTGGCCTGTCCAGTGCGGCGATCAACCTGCTGCTCAATCGTAGCCTCTACCCAAAGCTGACAGACGAAGAAACGCTGCGCAGCAACATTACCAACTGGCTGAAGGAAAAAGGAGTGGAGGCAGAAGCGCTGGAGGGTTGTTTTGACCCTGCAGACGAGCGGTACAGGAAGACCAGCTGGGGCGGCAACCCCAGCTGGCAAGGCAAATCCCAAACAGACGATATGGAAGTGCAACCCATGCTACTACGCAAACAATCATTGACGCCACAGGCCAAGCGGCAGTTCGGGCTGGTGCCTGACCCCTTTGCTAACCCCCGGTCCAGCGAAGACCTGTTCGTATCGCCGGATATTCGGTACGTCCGCGAGTCGCTGTACCAGGCCACCCAGGACGGCGTGTTTCTGGCCATTGTCGGCGAAAGCGGCAGCGGCAAGAGCACCATTCGCCAGGAGCTGCATGAGCGGCTGCGCAACGACAGCCGGCCGACCATCATCATTGAACCCTATGTGATCGGTATGGAAGAAAACGACACTCGGGGTAAGCCACTGAAGGCCGGCGATATCAGCGCTGCCATCCTGTATGAGGTGGCCCCTGAGCAGCGTTTGCCGCAGACCTATGAAGCCCGTTTTCGCGCGGTACACAAGGCGCTGCGCGAGTCCTTCCGGCTGGGTAACCGCCACATCCTGATCATTGAAGAAGCGCACAGCCTGCCCATCCACACGCTGCGCCACCTCAAGCGGTTCTTTGAGTTGGAGGAAGGTTTCGCGCGGCTGCTGTCGGTGGTGATGATCGGGCAGACCGAGCTGGGCGAGCGCCTGAGCGAGCGCAACCCCTCGGTACGGGAGGTGGTTCAGCGCTGCGAAATTGCCACGCTGCAGCCGCTGGACGCCAACCTGACCGCGTACCTCAAGCACCGCTTTGACCTGGCCGGCAAGACGCTAGACAACCTGGTTACGCCGGAGGCAATCGAGGCCGTTCGCCAGCGCTTGCAGGGCTTCAATCAATCGCGCGGCCACTACAGCATGCTGCACCCCCTGGCCGTTCATAACCTGCTGATCGCCGCCTTCAACGCCGCCGCCGAGGTGGGTGCTGATCGTGTCGAAGCCGACATTGTGATGGGGGTGTGAGATGGGTGCTCTGATTCCGTTTATTGAGAAACGTCCAAGCAAGGTTTTTACCGAGCAGGTGAAAGCCTCCCTCGCCCTGGCCAACCAGGTGGGCCGAGAGCTGAAGGCGCACGGCTGCAGCGTCAAGTTCACATGCGTCGACGGCGTTCAGCCGCTGCTGGTGGTTGAGTGCGAGCAGCCACTGCACATGATCCGCGTAGGCCGCAGCGGCATCGCCCTGGTACGCACCCCCGGAAACTTCAGCCGCTGCCGCTCATTCCTCCTGGGCTGCGAGATCGAGTGGCTGGTTGGCGTACCGCCGGTGGCCGGGCGGATTGGGAGGGTGCATTGATGAGCAGCGAAATGTACATCTCTGTGCCAATCACGTTCGCCAACCCCGAACTGCTTTCCGAGGGCGAGCTGCGGCTCGCCCTGGAACGCGCCAATCGGCAAACAACCGACCTTTGGTGCCAGCTTGAGGGCTACCGGAGCTATCTCATTCCGATGCTGCACAAGGCGGTTCAGGCTCACATAGCTAACCAGCCCGAGCAGGTGAATGCGGTGCTCGACGAGCTGGCGGCCAACTATCACCACAACGTAAAGCGGGCCAAAGAGACCCGAGGAGTGCATTGATGAACGCGCCAATACAGCAAATCCCTGACGGCTTCGTCAAAAACGCCGCTGGCCACCTGGTACCCGAGCACCAGGTGCGCGACCAGGACAAGCTGCGCGACAACGTGGCCCGCGATCTGGCCGCCCAGGCGGTGGCCATCAGTGAGTCGATGGCTGCATTCAAGGCCAAGGCGCTCGCCGATATCGAAGACCTGATCAGCATTTCGCTGGAGCGCTATGGGGTGAAGCTCGGCGGCAAGAAAGGCAACGTGTCGATCACCACTTACGACGGCGAGTTCAAGATCGAGCGGGCGCTGGCCAACCGCCTCAGCTTCACCGAGGAGATTCTAGCGGCCAAGGAACTGATCTACGCCTGCATCCGCAAATGGAGCGCTGGTGCTGATCGCCACCTGATGGCCCTGGTCGACCGCGCATTCACCGGCCGCAACGGCGAGATACGCACCAACGACGTACTCGACCTGATGCGCCTGGAAATCGACGACGAAGACTGGAAGACCGCGATGGAAGCCCTGCGGGATTCCATCCAGGTGAACGGCAAGGCGGTCTATATCCGCGTTTACCGCCGCGTCGGCGACGACCGATACGAACAGATCAACCTGAACTTGGCGGGGGCTTGATATGGCTCAGTGGCTAATCGAATTTAAAGACGCGGGGCAGGACTTCCTTTATTGGGTGGTCGATGATAGCGGCGTAATCATGCAGAGCATGCCGTGCCAGTCGAACATCTGGACCCAATACGCCCTGACAAACCTTCACTCACTGAAGCCCGATGCTGTTGCAGCGATCGCAAAGGACGGCGTCGCGTCCACAGTGAAGTATCCGGTTTCTGGCGTCCGCAAGATCGCTGCGGTAGAGGTTGCTGTGCACATCTTCACCGGTGGATATGCCACCAATACCGTGATGGGTAAGCGGGCCACCTGTGCCTTTAACGGGCTGAAAGCAGTGGAGCGGCTGGCCGAGAAGCTGTGGCCCGGAATCAAGTGCGACTTTGAGCGCCTGCCCTGCACAGAGGTTGGCCGACTACTCGGCAAGTGGAAGCTGAAGCCCAGCATTCCAGAGCACTGTGGCGACGCAACCAGAGAGCAGGTCATCCAGTGGTGCATCGCAAAGGGCTGCGACTTCGTTGACCCGGTGTTCCCCGCGCCGCGCGGTTGGATGTGGGCCAATGGTCCGAGCAACTTGGTACTAACCCCGATATTCACGGTGACAGACCAGGGCGACGATATTACTGCTGGAGAGGTAGCGGCTCGCAAGCCGGAGGAGCTGGTGCAATGATCAGCCGTGCCAACACCGCCAAGATCCACATCGCGCGGCAGCAATTGGGCATGACCGATGAAGACTACCGCGCCCTGCTTGGCAGGGTGGCGGGTGTCACCAGCTCAAAGCAACTGACCGAACGCACCTGCAGCCGGGTTCTCCGGGAGTTTGAGCGCCTCGGCTTCCAGCCCAAGCCCAGCAACAAGGCCAAGGGCAAGCCGCACAACTTCAAGAAACTGGACGCGGAGATCACCAAGATCGAGGCGCTGCTGGCCGATATGAAGCTGCCCTGGTCATACGCTGATGCGATCGCCAAGCGCATGTTCGGCATCGAGCGCTGCGCCTGGCTGAAGCAGCCCAAGCACTACAAGGCGCTGGTTGCGGCCCTGCACGTCGAGCAGCAAAAGCAACACCTCAAGGCCGAGTTGGATGGCCTGCTGGACGAGCTGGGCTACCAGGGCGCAGAGCGCGCAGCGGTATTGGAAGACATGCCGCACGGCTGGGAGCGCAAGGTTCCAATGCTGGAGGCAGTCATCCGAGCGCTACGAGCGGAGAAGCTGGAAAAGGATGAGGCCCAATGCAGCTGACCTGCCCATGCTGCGGTGAGCAGTTCCCGCTTGAGGCTGGCATGGCCGACGACGAGGGCAAGCGCCTGGCCGCGCTGTTCGCAGGTATGGAACCAAAGCTCGGTAAAGCAGTACTTCAATACCTGCGGCTGTTCAGTCCGGCCAAACGCTCGCTGCGCACCAGCAAGGCCATCCGCTTGGTGGAGGATCTACTGACCCTGGTAAACCCTGGCACGGTCAGCCGTGACGCCCGCACCAATGACTCCCGCCGCGCAACACAAACCCTGTGGGCCATGGGCATCGAGCAGATGCTCAGCGCCCGCGAAAAACTCACGTTGCCGCTGGATAACCACCACTACCTGCGTGCCGTGGTCTTTGGCTTGGCGGGCGACACCCAAGCGGTAGCCGCAGCAGCAGAGGCAAGTCGTGCGCGCCCGGCCGGCACCGGCCCGCTACGCACTGACGACTATTTCCTGAAGCTATCCCAGATCAACGGTGATGAAAGCAAGGGGCTGATCAGCCCTGAAGAAGCCGAGAAACGTAGGAGGGAACTGGCATGAGCAACAACTCTGCAATGGCTGACAAGCGTCATGAGCTGCTTGATTCTATTGTGGCGCACTGTGCTCAGATTCTTGAGGAACACGGCATTGAGGAGGCGCTGGCCAAGCAGGCTGGCAACTCCCTTGCCAACCATCTCAGCGAAGTTTGGGCTGGCAGCACCGTCTGCTTTCCCAAGGACTACTTCTACAAGCTGACCAAACGTGACCTGGAGATCCTCGGCAAATTCAACGGGCGAAACCACCACGTTCTTGCCGTGGAATACAACCTGACAGAGAACGCGATCTACCGCTTGCTGAAGCGCATCCAAGACCGTAAATTCGACCGGGACCAGGGTAGACTTGATTTGGATGACTCAAGCGCCGAACTGTTTTAA